TCGGGGCACTCCTTGGCCAAAATCATCAGTGCTCGGTCTAAGGGCTTCATAATAACCAATACCCCACAGCAACTCCGCATGCAAAAGCGCCCAATTTAGCAAGAGTTAGCACAATATACAGTTCTTCACTAGCCTGGAAGGTGTAAAGTTCCTTCATTAATCTTTTGGTTTTACGCATTAGTCTCCTCCAAATATTTCATAAAGCTCTTCATCGTCGGGTCCTTTCCTATTGGTTAGTTTTTGAAGATCTTCGATCTTTGCTGATACAACATTGGTGTATAAAAATGGAAATATGGAATGGATGATACATTTAAGTTCGAGAGTTTTTAAAACATAAACGATCTTCCATGCTGCCAACATATGTTGAAAATAAGTTTCGTTTTGTTCTTGAGGGTGTTTGGTAAACATGTTTGACATTAGTTTTCATAAGCCTCTTCTTTCTTTTCTCGGATCATTGAAGTTGCTTGTAGCATATCCTCTTTGCCCACTTCTTTAAGTATGAGATCGCCAGTTTTTGGCTCATAATACATACCTATTAAATCTCCTTTGGAGACTGCTTTCAACTCTTCTTCCGTAATTGTTATTTTTCCATTGTTCTTTTTAACAAGGGCAGTTAAAATGCTAAAGAGGTACTCTGGGTCTTGTAGATATTTACTCATATTCTTCCTAAAAATCCTTTCCACGTTTTCACGAGGCGTTCATCTAAGTTTTGCTGTTGACTTGCCGGCAAACGAGCATTAAGCGTTTGCTTCATCGCCCAATTGAAAATGTTTCTCAATCTGTCCTCATCATCCATATCGCCAGTAACCAGTTCTCTAAATAATTCAATTACTGCATCTGGGGTGTCTTGATTGACCACAAACTCCATATTATATTGAACAAGATATCCAACGTGCTCACTACCAGAAATATCGGCAGAAGTGCCGTTGAGATCAACATTGTAGCTTATTCCCAGTTCATCCTTCGCCGGTTTGAGTAATTCTTGTCGAATCATCACTCTCCAGTCAGTAGAATTCAATATGTCAGCCAAAACTTGCGGGTTTACTCCCAATTCTTCCGGATCGAAGTCATGTGAGACCGATGCAGTCGATTCATACGACTCCGTGGGGTCTTCTCCGTCTGTGCGGACGTCCCACTCATAAGAACTGAGATCTCCGTCGTCAATCTCAATTGCTAGCTGCAGATATGCTGCGCCTTGAAGCCAACCTTCGCGTTTTAGGAATTCTGCGATGTATGCGGTAAATGCATCGTGCTTGTCATCTATATTAGCATCGAGAACGCTACAAAACTCATTAAACGAATCAGGGTCATACATCAGCGCCGATTCTCCTATTTCTGGGTGTTCTAAATTAAGATCACAGCCAAAAATCAGATTATCTCCTTCATAATTAATAAAAGCGTTGTCGACGAGGAAAATATCACCAAAAATATCAGTTATATAATCAAAAGCGTGCATAGCAGTCGGATATGAGTTTGGAGTTTTAACAAAGTCATCCTTAGAGATGGGAATACGAGCAACTGCTCTAGCAGCGATATATAAACCGCCATCTCCATCGTCTTCGACGTCTCCTTCTACTCTCACAATAGCATAACGCTGGTTCCATTCGTCTTGGGCTGCTTCGACCTCTTGTTCCCATCTTCCGGCCAGACCAGAAAGAGCGTTTGCATCCAGCGTATTTTCGGTGTCGGCATTTTGTTTCATAGAACCAACAAAGTCATCAAAGTGACTTATTCCCAATAATTTAGACATCAAAGCTCGTCTTCCGGCCGGATTGGGAGTATCTTCATATGATCCGCCAAAAATCATAAATCTACTCAAATCAACCTTGCCATCTTCTTTTGGCATGCTTTCTATGACTTCTTGTTGGTTTTCTCGCGCCCATGCGGTCACTCTGTCCATAAAACCGGGTATATTTGCCCCGTAGACGCGTTTTTCGGGCATTGCTACCTCTGTACCTTCATCATAGCGCTTGGGGCTGTCAGTGTCGTAATAACGCACCTGACGGAGCCTGCCGCGGCTTACTGGCTCCAAAACACCCGAATCGTAGGCTCTTTCGCCGTCATAGAAGACTTCTCCCGTCTGTAAATCGTCTTCTGCCTCTTGTAAGTCCTTTGCACCGGTCGCTTCGAGTATTTCTTCGGTTTTAACGACATATGCGACGGCTCCATGGCCATGAGCTTCAGCTACAGCGCATTTATAGTAATTTCCTTGGGTAGATCCGCGACTTGGGGGGCTATGGCAAGAGGTAATCTCGTCAAAATCACTCATTCTCATCACATCAATCGGAGATCGGGTCAAAATGATGGAATATGTGTCATCATCTAGCTTATTTATCTCTTTTTTGATATATCCGGCATTTGTTTGCCAATATTTCGCCATTTTAGTTACTAAATTAGTCAAAGCGTAGCCTGCAGGCCCAGCAACGCCCGGATTTGGGATATATAAGCTGATTTGAGTATTTATTCGGTTATAATCTTCGTGTTCTTTTTCATCAAGCGCCGCTTTGACCATTTTCCCGCTTACTTTCCATGGAACGTCTATTTTGCCGTGTGCACCGATATAATTCATCTTGTCCATGTGATCATACACTTTTTGATACAAAATATCCCTTTTTGAACTCAATTCTGCCACTTTTGCGAAGAATTTGCCGACTTTCATCTGAATTTTCTTCATTTTGGGCTGACCTGCGGGACCACCCATCAGCTGGTTCACCAGATCCTCAGCACTGGGACCGATTTCGCGCGCGGCTGAGACTAATCCTTTTTCCCAATCTACGTCAAAATCTTGCTTTTTGAAGAATTCTCCGAACTTTCCAAGCTCCGTAGAGTTATTCATGGTCGGAAAATTAATAATAAGTCGCATTTTGCCGGCAAATAGCTTATTAAACGCCAATTCGTCGGGGCTTAGGTCTTCTAAGACGTCTTTTACTATCTCATACTCGCTTTCATCGAGTTCCCGAAGCAATTTTTCGGGTTTTTGTTCGGAAATATCGAAATTTTCCAATAATTGTGCTGTTTTTAACAGAATTTCTTCATCATTTAACATTTTTTGACATCTCTAAAGCTTTCTCCAATAAATAGATCGGAATTTCACTATTCTCTATGTCTTTTATCTCTTTAATCGTCGCCCATTTATAGTCATCATGTTCAATTTCATCTGTTTCTGGGTTTGGTTTATCAACGTTAACACTGCCGCTCCACTCGGTGGCCCAAAAATAGTATTTTTCAGTCTTTGGTTCTCCTAAAAAAGCCAAATCTTGTACATTACAACAAAGATCGGCTTCTTCCTCGAGTTCTCTCACTGCTGCATGCTCAACTGACTCGTCTTTTTTATCAATATGACCGCCGGGTAATGTCCACTGACCTGCTCGATCGTCGATATCAGACCGCCGAAGGATCAAAAATAGATCTTCTTCTTTGATACACACAACAATGGCAGCTGCTTTTAACTCTTTCTCAGTGAGAAATATGTTCCACATGTGATTCATCGGCAGGCTTTGAGGGGTTTCCCTTGGTATCCTCTACAAAAGGCGCCCAACGCCTTATCTATTTTTAATTTATTAATTGGGACTACCCATATCATGTTTTCTTGTACCTGCATATCGGGATAATATTCGACATCTACCCCATATAATACCCCAATTTGCTCACCTTTTAAAGTATAAATTACAGATCCTGAGCACCCAAACCATCCGTAAGTTTGCAAAATTATTTGTTTTCCTATCCCTGGACCGTCCGCATAGCCCGCAACACGCCCAGTGAAAGACATGAGTTTGTGTGTGGAAGGGTACCCCGAGTAAACAACGTCGGTTCCTATCGAAGCGGTCTCTGAGAGGGGATTAAACTTCATTGGTTTAATCCTACTGAAAGGGTTACCAACATATAATACTGCAATATCATTAGTGGGATCCGAATATATCAAAGTTGCCAAATGAGATTCTTCTTTATACGTGGCAAGATAAGTCATCCCTAATGGCCCCGAAGCTACATGCTGAGCCGTGATCACCAAATGTACATCTTTATATAATATGTAAGAACCTGATCCATGACCTCCACTAAAGGGAACAGTAACCCTCACTGCAGCGTCTCTAATTTTCTTTTCAATATTTGGCATTTCGGCGTGGATGCTGTCAACCGGCTTAGATATTGGTGGTGTGTTGGCGGCGGCCATGGCCGGCCAAAATACTAACAATAATAATTTAAAATACTTTTTCATTATGTTTTCTCCTTTCTATGCGCCGGTATCGGCTGTGTCGACTGTTTCATAATATCGGTATCCAATTTCCACCAAGGTGCTTCCGGGCGGTATTGTATGAAAGTAGACTGTATTATCTGTTGCCGAATATGTCCACGTAGTCATTCCGGAATCCTGTACTGTACCATTTAGGAAAACCCTAACCGAATCTTCAATGGCAGTATGACTTAAAACCCATGACTCATGAGGTTCGATTGAGGCCGCGGCATCAGCCACTCCAGCAGTCCAATCATCCGCGCAAATATCAATGATATTGCCGCCAAATGCATTGGTTGCGTCCATATATCGTGTACCCACATCAATGGGGCTCACAGATGTACACAAAGACTCAGTTGTGTCATGATTAACTATGCTAGCCGCAAATACCGAACCTCCTCGAAGGCCCCCGTACCAACTTACAAAATCAGGAACGTCTATAAAGTGATCATCACTTTGTTCTTGCTCGTCTGAAACAAAAACAACTAAAAGGCCGGCATCGGGTCTCATCCATGTGGCAGCGTAAGAGTTATTAATAACATATTCATACACTGCGTCAAAGCCCTCTTCTCTTCCTCCGCGACCCATTGCACTATACATCATCTCGGCATCTAAAATGTCATCGCCTGGGACTAATGGAAATTGTGATTCAAGAACAGCACGGCTTGGATCATTTGATATCATAGCTAAGCGCCAGCTTGTGGGAGGCAGTGCGCCCAGCATCACCTCGATCCCGGCCATTAATTGAGCATCGAAGCGGTGCATTGAACCAGAAGTATCAATAACCCATAAAATATCGATGCCGTCGACAGTATTTGGTTGAGTAAAGGAGTCGACCCATATTAGACCCGGATCATCAAACCCAGTGTCGATATATACCGGCACCTCCACTTCAATATAAACAGGAATCTCCACTTCTTCGATAATGGTCTCGGTTTCAGTCACTGTTTCTGTAACCGTCTCAGTTACATATATTGTTTCGGTTTTTCCGGCGACGATTCCATACTCATAAGTGCAGGCCACCAAACAAGATAAAAATAATAGTATATATTTCATGCGGGACCCTCTTATAGTAATTATGTTCAGATTTATATTTATGTCTTTTATTCTCGCAACAAAACAAAACTCAATAGCATCATATTGATTATTGCCAACAATTGCAATTCATTTACTCCACGCATGCTGGCAAACACCAACAAGCCTATATTAACAAACCAAGCAATATAACATGAAGCAAAATATATCCGCTTCAGTGATTCTAGTAATTGCTTCACATAGTAACTATGCGCCAGCCACAATTAATTCTATATCATAACAATAGTATTTGCGGGTGCCGCGGGCCTTTGAATCATAAACCACCACTTGTGGGAAGATTCTTAACTGCTCTCGTGACGGGGTGCACCCCAGCACAATCCCAATCGATTCATGGGGGCGCCCATCCCATTGAGAGGATTTAATTCGCACAAGATCGCCCGGGAGCCATTCGCGAGATGTTATTTTTATTGATTTATTCAAGTCGTAAATTTTTTATATTTTTTTCTAAAAATTTTCCCTTAAGAGACATGCAGATTATAAAACCCAACAAGTATCGAAAGTTTAAGGCCTTCCTCTTCCATCCAAATTGGATTGATAACTTGAGTCACATCCACAGCAGGGCCATCAGACCATTTCACGTGCCAAAAATAAATATCGTCATCAGTCATGGATATGCGACGGTCGCATGCCACCAATAAGCCGATTTGACCAGAAACAGTGTCGACAATCATATCGCCGATACTCAATGTAACATCTTTTACGTAATTACGCAAACTCTTGGGGAACATATACTAACTATTTGCATACAAGAGCAAATAACCATCTTCAATCATATTAATGATCCCGCTTTCGGTGTATATCGTGGCCCCCTCATGGAGCCAAAAAATCTCCCATACCCACAATTCAAACAATGTCTCGTAAGCAGGGCCGGACATGGTGCCATCTGTGCGCGCGAGCAATATACCAATATCCTTGCCACGAGGATCATATACAATATCGCCCACACACAAACTAACTTGATTGCCCACATATTAACTATGAGCTTAAATTTTTAGCCAACCTACTCGTTGCTTTTTGCATTGCTTGAGTTGTTCGACTATTGGCGCCTTTTCATCTTCTGTCTTACACAGGGTAGGCTGCATGAACTTATCAGACTGCTGTAAAGATACATAAGGTGCTAGCACCTCCCCGTACAAAGCTGGGGAAGGGATGCTCGCGCGCGGATCAGATAGCTGCAGATATGGTTGTATGCTTAGCATAGCTATAGTTGTCCCGGTAATTACAGCATGTTTAATCATGATTAACTCCTATTAAGCTTTAAGCTTATCGATAATAAAGGAATGGTGCAGCGACATATCCCTATAAAGTTGCTTGAGGATTTTCTTCGTGATATCCCCTAAATCTTGTTTCACCTTATTTTTGCCAATTAGCTTAACTAGTTCATCTTCAATTAACTTTTTCGTATTACGCGATTTAAGTTGCTTCTCTATTTCTTTCGCTATTAGTTTTTTAATTTCCGCTTTATCTGATCTTGTAATTTCTTCATTAATCAGCTGCCGCAATTTGGTGGGGGTTACGTTCATTATTTTATCTCACACTAATAATTAGTTCTTTTATTTCCTTCTACCATCGATATATGTGATGAAACTGTCTCTGTTGTTTTATGCGTCTTAAACCAATACACACGATAAAGCCACGATCCCCTTAATCCAACCGTTGGCAATTCCTCAATGATTATTCCAAGGGATCCCTCACGGTCATCGATATGATAGTAATCCGGACTATAATGGTAGCCCATGAACCTTACCAAATCACCGACTCTATATCTTGTTGGCACAACATCATAAGGAATATCAAACGGCATTCTGTTATAACTATTCTGGCCAATGTTCTCCGTACTTGTTTAATCGGCCGATTGTGTGCATCCATGATCTCTCTTGCTTCGTATACGCCGGGCTAATCCACCATATTTTTGCCATGTTCATTTTTATTTCCTCTCCGGTATCGTATAGCTCAACCACGATGGCCACGCCTCCATGGCACGTGCATGTGACTAAGTCGCCCACCTTGAGGTCGTGTGTAGGCGGTTGCTCGAAGAAGTCCTTCATTCTCTCCCAATAGCTCACTCTATAATTAGTTTGCTATTGGATTGCTATATCTCAAATTTTTAGGCGCAGATCGTGAACGACCTTAACCCACGTCAGAGAGCATGCACAATGCGCCGCGACATACATCCCGGGTAGGGGGGAGGGGGGTGCCACCACGTCAAATAAATGTCAAGCAACATGTCAAAAGAATGTCAAACAATACTGTCAACTCTTTGTCATATCCTTACTGTAACATTTAATACCTTTATATAACACATAACTGTATACGTAAACAATCACTGGCGCATAGTACCCTATGATAAGCAGCTTAGAACCTACCTTATTTAATAGTCTCTTAGCTCTCGGCAATCTCTGTGTCATCGTACAAGTCTGTGTCATTCATTAGTTTAATACTGTTTATTGTTTCAGTATTCTCGCGCATCCAACGCGCTGCAATCGGAGGCACACTAACACGTCGACCGGTAACGTCGCACTTAGGCGCATTATCAAGCAGGCCATGAAGGATGAGCATGTCAACCGCTGCGTGTGCATCTGTCGTAAACAGTCTGCATTTGTGTGATAGTTCGTCTACGCTCCAGTCTGTCAACGTCGGCAGCCAACTGTCAATAAAATGTATTATATCAATCTCGGCCTTGTTTAGCTTGGCGGTCAGGTCGGGCGTTGCGATGGTGTGGATGGTTTCCATATATAGTGTGTCTCCTTTTAGATACACGGGGATTCGCTAATGATTTGGGAAGGCAGACACTACGGGTAGTGTGCCGCATATAGTGTGTTGGGCCTCTTTTCACTCTATGCATACATTATACCACCGCATGCGGTCAATGTCAAGCGCACGATGTCAAGCGTTTGTCAGCATATGCAGATGTCAATTGATTGTCAAAAAGAAACTTGCAAGCCGGACACATTCTGACTTGACACGAATAAAAGGTTGACGATAGGGTGTGTGTGCATATACTAAACACCAAACACATTTAATACTAATACAAACACACCACTATCAAACAAGAACAAATACAATCACATAAGCGAGTACCCAACCACTACCTAAACACACTTATGAATGTTTTGTGTATAGATTGTTTATTACTACACATGCAACTGTCTGTAAAGTCTTTTTAGAGTTATTGTAAAGAGTGTAGTTGTCCTCGGACTTATCCACAACAATACACAACGCTCTTGATCGACCGTCTGATATTGTTTTTCTCTTTACTAACTCTCCAACCTCAAACATTAGAGTTCTACGCCTTTCCTTTTATAAGCGTTCTCGGACTTAACCGGGATACGCTCAAGTTGATATTGAGCCTCAAACACTGAGCGGATACCGCGCATTTCTTTAGCGATCTCGGCCAATGCCATGACTATGAACATAGCAGCCAGACCAGCCACTATAACAACAAAAAAATCCATCTTACTCACCTCCTACGGTTTCGAGTTCTTGGGCTTGCTCCGTCATCTGAGCAATATCAGCAACGGTCAAGGGGTTTTCTTTTCGTCTCTTGTTCTGCTCTCGCATCAGCTTCTTGAAACGCTTGGCTACGTGTTTGCAGACATGTACATTCTGAGTACCCAAAGCACGGAACCGGCGAGCGCCTTCATGCGCTGCTTTCTTCTCGCTGGGCTTCGTCAGGATCGTCTCGGTGCCGGTCAGCTTGCCGTCCACGATCTTTAGGTCTGTTCTGGTGACGTAGTATTTTGCCATAATAAAGGGGGAGAGCCTTGTTTTTATCCGCGCTCTCTGACGGTTCTATTATTTTGCAGCTTGATTGCTGCGTTGGTTATGAGGGTGGCTAAACCTCTTATAGCCATTGGCCGGGGGTTTTCATTATCTTCTACCTCTCGCGCTTGGCGCTGCTCGGATTCTTGGAGTTGCTTACAGGCTCATCATCAGGAAGATCATCGCCATCCACATCGTTGCGCCAAGGAAATCGTAAATCTTTTGTTCGGTCGAGTATTCCATTTAGATGCCCTCGCCAGCAGCAAGCGCAGCAAGATCGGCCTTTTCTTCGTCGCTCAAATGCTCCTTGGCTTTGTTGCGGAGGCTTGCCGCGCTCATCTTGGTGGGGTTCTTATGCTCGCCGTTGCAGCCATCAGCAAAACCTTGTGCGCCTTCCTGCGTCGGGTAGTCGATGATCGCCTGCTTGCCCTGCGTTGTGGAGTTGCGGAACACGCGCCACATCTTCGGACCCACTTGCTCGACGGTCCACCCGGTGAGTTGCTTCCGCGTTGGCGGTGCTGGTTGTGGCCGATAGACCTTCTTGCGATTTGATACGATCTCAATGTTATTGATCATCGGGTCAGGCTTGAAGGTCAGAGTTTCGTCGAGTTGGGTCTGAGGCATGTATATATCTCCTTACTTGATATACTATATTATACACGAAAAATGGGGGAAAGTCAACAACTAAGTTGTCAAGAGAATGTCAGTCGTTGCAGCAATCGGGGTGTTCCCAGTTGCTCACTTGCCAGTCGCTGATCTGCTCGTCGTAGTGCAGGCCATCAACGAAGTTGCTCCATGCCTCGGAGCGTGCGGGGATGTCAACGTGACCAAGGCGCTGCTCGCTCTCTTGGATCATCGGAAGGATGCAGTCAGTAAACTGCTCGGTTGCTTGGTCAAAGGTCAGAACGGTGTCGAGTTGTGAAGCCATGTAGTGTTTTCTCCTTTCTACACCTATAATATAGGCACGAAACAGGGTGGTGACAAGGGTTAAGTTGTCAAGGAAATGTCAGTAGCACAAACTTTCAAGCAGTACCATCGTTGTGAAACTCCAGACGTTGAATCTCCACATGAGCGCACACCAAGGGTTAGCATCCATGACTTCGCTCCAGCTTCCGAGTCGAGTACCGCCGATCATGATGTTCTCGATCTTCACGCTACCACCTTCAAGTCCACAACAGAGCAAAAGCCGCTTGTTTGAGTTGAAGCCCAGAACACGCGGGCGATCTTGCCGTCTGCTAACATGCTGATAACAAGCCCGTGGTTTGAGTTGCTGCGGCCTTGGATGAATCCCACGTTAGTCACGATGCTACCGATCTCGATGGTCATAGTTTTCTCCTTTCTACACCTATAATATAATCCCCTCGGAGGTCTTCGTCAAGGTCTGAGTTGTCAAGGGAATGTCAACAACGAGGTTAATCGTCGTCGGGTCGAACACGGTGCCAGATCCCGGCTTTGACATGATGGCTAAAAAAGCTAATAGTTTCATATACTTACCAGTTCTTCGGGTCGTTGGCGTCCCACACATCAACGTCCTGCATTTCGGATCGGTCTGTGGGTTGTGGCGCGGGTCTGTCACCCTTCGCCCCCAGCGGTCCCGGCGGCACAAACTTTAACGCACGCCGATCGGCGGCTCGGCTTGTCGCCGTTTCCGCGTTAATCTCCGCATCGCAGATCACAATCGAGATCGGATCGGTGTCATGCTTGGCAGCAAAATCAACCGGGTCCATGAACAGATCAGGATCTTCGGGGTCGCCCCATCCGTCACCTTTGCGATGCAAAGCCTCACGCATGTCAGTCTCCAGTTCAAAAAGTTCTTCGATCAGTTCGGCAACCATCGGATCGGTAGGATCGTGCCTGCGCTTGATGGTTTCGATATTGGTGCCAATGCACCCCATCAGCAACTCAATCTCTCGGTCTGTCAGGTTAAAGTTCATTGTGTGGCCTCCAGCGCATCGCCCAGCTTGTTCGTGAGTTCTTGCAAGTTTTCAATCTCGCCTTCGATCTCGGCAGCATCGCCAAACATCGCGCAATCTTGCAGATCGTCGATCCGATTGCCAACGCAATCCATCAACTCGATCAGTTCGTCCCGTGTCAAATCAATGTTCATTTTACGCTCCACACGTACAAGTGATCCACTTGAATCCAAGAAAAATAAGCGATCCCCAGCAAACTGCATCCACAACAGCAGCACAAAGCAGCACACGATTTTGTAAAATAGTCATAGCTGTCTTACCCATCCATCACCTCGCTGCGCCATTGGCGATCCATTTGATCGCGGGTTCGCGCAACACCGATCCCGATCCCGGTCACAAAACCGGTAACCCAGCAAGCTGCCATCCACATCAGCGGTTCAAAAAGTTCAAGCATTTTTCTCCTTTCTATACATATAATATAACGCCGAAAGCGGTGATCGTCAAGGTTTAAGTTGTCAAGGACATGTCAACAAGTCTAAGGTGATCACTTTTCTGTGTGATCGCGTAGGGTGCTGCGGCACCCGGACCCATCCACAAAACTTTAACGTCGGCGTTGCCTGTGTACTTGCCTGTTTCAACAACCAGACCCACATCGACCGATTGACCTTTTCGCCATCGTGCAGCTTGGAAGGCATATGTCACCAGATCACCGACTTTCATTCTTCTGAGCCTCCACGTGCTTGCACTTTCGTCGCCAGCCAAAGCCGGGACACGTACAGGTCCACGTTCCGCCGTTGTCGGTCACAGTGTAGGTATTCCCCTTGCTGCCTTGAACCTCACAGGAGCGAACGTCACGCGATACAGCGGGTGTTTCACGCTGCTCCACGATCATATACTTGCCAACCTCGTCCAGCGTCAGCGTGTCAGGCACTTCCACCCAATGCTGACCGGACACCGCCCACTTTTGACCGGATCGATCAGTGTAGAGCATCGGCGGCCATGTGACAACGATGGGTAGATCCACTCTATGCCTCCGCTGGGAAAATCACTGCGGCCAGCAGCAGGGTATAAACTTCGCGCTCGGCAGAATCCACCAGATCGTTGAGGGTTCCGGCTGCCATCAGTGCCGTGATCAGAGTCTCGCAGTTAAGTGCAGACTGCTCCATCGGAGTAAGGTCGGGGCTGTCAGTACGAATCAGCGGAAGGGCAAGCATGTATTTTCTCCTTTCTACACCTATAATATAGTCACTCAGGGCCATATCGTCAAGGCTTAAAATGTCAAGAGGATGTAAAGTGTTCCAAGAACATTTCGTGAAACTTTAAGTGTATATCGGTGCCGAGAAAGACGACCGTGTAAGCCTCGGTGTAGTTTCCAGAAGCCTCGCCGCGCTCGATGACCATGCCGACCCGATGATCGGGGATCTCAGCCGCATGGGTTCCATCGCGGATCTTGACCAGATCACCGGGCTTAAACTTTCTCATCTCAAAAGGGCTTGCTCTCGCTAAGGGGCGAACACTCCCACACCAGCGGGTTCATGATCACCGGGTTGCCAGTCTGGTACTTGGCAAGGTTCACATGACAAGATGTTGTCATAGATCGAAAGCCCTTGGCTGGCGCTGTAAAGTCAGCGATGACGTAAACTCCTGCCGGGGTTCGCTCTCCGATCTTTAAGTCATAGCTGAACAACTCCGCGCTGCCATTCGGGTACGATACGCTACTCAAAGAATACCTGTGATTACGCGCACTTAGGCCATTCTGCCATGCTTTGATAACACCATCGTTGTTAAGTCTCGGTCCTGTGATTGACATTTTATACTCCATGTCCTGGGAAAGTTTAACGTACCCTTAGCTGTCGATGGCTATGATACGTTCGTTAGTTGAAAAGTAGGGACGGGCCGCGTATGCCTTGGTAGTCATCCACATGCGTTGGCATGCAGACGGCACAGGCTTCGGCGCGCAAAGGTCAGTCAAAACGATGTGACCATCAAAACCGCGCTCATTGACGTACTTGGTAGGCGCATCGAAGCATGTGCCACCAGTTAGAACGCGCTCGGTTTTCTTGCTCTGTCCTTTCTTCCAAGTATAAACCTTGTCCTCGGCAACGCGAGTATCAAAGGGGATCACGGTAAACTCCGCAATCTCGGCCAGCTTGTTCAACTCAGAGAAGAACGCGGCGAGCATGGCATCATCCACAGATCCAGATTGATCGATGCTGATCGCGATCTTGGCTTGGCGACGGACGCGCTTGCCGGGATGGACGCGAGGATAACGCTTGTTCAGTCGGCGCGGTGTACTCCGCTTGTCTGCGCGTTGGCTTGTCTTGACAAAATAGCGCAGCACCTTGCGCCAGTCGATTTTAGTCTGGATGCGGTCAAGAATGTCTTGACGCATGGATGAGGATACCGTTCCCCAGTTTCTCGCCTTCTCAGCTTCCTCGGCAGCTTTCTTGATCGTGTCCTTCATTCGCTCCTTGGCAATATCCTCAGTGGTGCCATCGGCCTCACCGAAGCCCTCATGGTCATCCAGAGAATCCATACCACCGAAAGGATCGCCATCGCCCGGTTCACCGGGCTGGCCCTTGCCGCCTTCGCCCTCTTGTTGCTCTTGTTCATCTTGCATCTTCTTGAGTGCTTCAAGATACCACTCATAAGACTTGAACGATGGCAGATCCTTGAACATGCCTTCGCCGGGGATGCACGCCTTCATAGGCTCCTTGCCGATAGTGGGGCCGGGGTTCGCATCGCTCGGCAACTCATTGGAGATATGGCAGTTGATAGCCAGATCCATAGCTATGTTATCGATCCGCTTGAGTCCATCGGCGGGCTTGCGGTTTGTCACATGCTCAAAAATCAAGTGGTAAAACTCATGCTTGAGAATACCCAGCTTGTGATCATCACTCAGTTGTGCGAAAAACTCAGGGTTATACAGCAACTCAAACTGAGCAGAATCGGGATTCACGCGCACACCAGCGGTAGGGATCGCGGTCGATGCAATCTTGTCAATCCGGCGCGAGAGCGCAGCGAAGAACGGCTCGCGCATAAGCAGGCGAGCGGTGTGCATGTTCAGGTTGAAGGGCTTGTTTTCGTTGTCGGCCATGTTCTTTCTCCTTACCCTTATAATATAGTCACTTAAAGGCTATCAGTCAAGGTTTTTTGTGTTAAGGAAATGTAAAGGAAGTTTATACTGCATCCTTAATCGAACCTCGTCCAGCCACCCCTGATCTCCTTCAATGTGCAACTTAAACCTGAGTCTTTTGTTTGCCACATCCCCGTATCTGGAGCGCGCTGTTTCTTCTTTGTCAAGAACGATAGCAGGCTTCCCATCGAGGTCATAAAGCAGATCACCCACCTTCAACTTGTCGGTCCACATCCGAGACAATGATCAAATCCTCCTCATGGAAGCGCATGCGCTCCTCACTTTTTAACCACTTGACTTCGTACAACTTTCTGGCGTGTTCAGGCTTGTGGATTTGGGTCACGATACCAACACCGTGAACCCTTGCGTACTGTCGGCCCATCCCGCCGGGACCGGAGAGTTTAACGATGTCTCCGATCATCGGCGGTCTAAGCGGCGGTCGCCTGACGCTACTATGCATCGCCCCCACCAAGAATCTCGACAAGGTGATCACTCACTCGCGTACCCTCGGAAGTCTCTGCCTTGTGGAGAGCCACGACGTTGTTGATGTTGTCGGTGTCACCGAGAACCGTCCACAGCTTCATGGCTACCTCGGAAGGCAGGGACACAAAATACTGGGCGAGGTTGCCGATCTGTTCTTCGGTCAGATCCTCTTTGAATACCTCGGATGCCTCAAACTTCTCGATCATGGCAGCGTGGTCATTGATACCCCACTTCTCACACTTGGAGAGGTCACCGGCATCAAGAATGTCCTCGATGGTTACCTGCCATTCGTACTTTTCAACGAAGTCGCGGAGCGATACGGCAGCTTCAAAGCCAAGGAACGCGGTCGCGAGGTTGAAAAGCATGTCACGATCACCATCCTCATCGAACACACCAACCGAGTCGGCGGTGTCACAGTATCGCTTCCAAGAGCGGCGGGACGGGTAAACCTTGTTAGGCTCAAAATCGCCCTCATGCTCCAAGTGCTTGCGGTTATGGTTCACAAAGTCCCACACGACGGAAGGGATCTTGCCATTCGCCCACTTCAACCAGTCCTCTGTGGAAGGCTCAACGTCGAACACGGTCCAGCGGTCAAGTTCTGCCGGGTCCATTTCACCGACTTGATACTGAGCGCCATTTTCGCCACCGTTGACGGCAGCGACAACCAGAGTCTCAGGGTGCAGGTGCCAGCCATTGATCTTGCGGCTGTCAGTCAACTCAAACAGACCTTGACGGACTTCTTGAGTCGCACGGTCAACCTCATCCAAGAATAGCAACACAGGCTGCTCACAGGCTGTTACCAGCCAGTCAGGGGCGTTCCACGTAGTCGCCTTGCGACCATTGATAGACGTGTCAGCCGTGTCAGGCAGACCAAGCAAGTCGCCCTCTGTCATCTGTGAAGCACGGCGCTCCACCACTGGCAACTCGCGCTGCTCCGCGATCATATAGACCACCTCAGACTTGCCGACACCGTGGCGTCCACGGATAAGCACCGGAAGGCGCGAGTTAAGGACGTGTGGGGCGACGGTCAGGAATGTTGCGAAGTCGATAGCCATGATGTGATTCTCCGTGAGAGTGTTTGAGTTCTTTGCCTTACACTATAAATATAGCACCGAATGGGCTTTTAGTCAAGGTTTTTGTTGTCAGGTAAATGTCAGAGGTTTTTGTTATCGGCTGACAACTTTTATTCTCTTTCTTACCCTTATAATATAATCGCTTAACCCTCGCCCGTCAAGGCGAGAGTTGTCAGGTGAATGTCAGGTCTACAAACGACCCTTCCAGTGTTCTTCAAGTCCGAGATCCCGGATCACTTGCGCGGTTTCGCCAGAAGGCCACGCATAGGTGTGCTGACGTTGCTTCTCATACTTGCCGCCCTTGGTAGGGAAATGACCGGCAACGTCGATGGTGGAAGGATCGCAGTCCAGCCAGCCAGCAGGCGGGTCAAGGGTCGGGATGAGCGAAGCGGCGGGTGCCTTTTGTCCCTCGGCGGCTGCATAGCCGCGAGCATCCTCAAAGTTTTCCAGCATCTTCGCAACCTTATCGCGAGAAGTCCAGCGGCTCTGATTAGCCGATGCCAGCTTGCCTGCCTCGACGTGATATATCCACATGGTAGGGCGCTGCGCTGTGACTGCGCTCCAGTCCACACTTTTAACGTAACGGAGTGATGTGTATGTCGACCACTCGTTATCTGGCCCATGATAGCCAGTGGTGCGGATAGGGATCATCGAACCCACGCCGATACCCATGTTGACTGCACCCTCAAACGCAGCAGCGCGAGCGCGCCGAGATTCCTCGACAAATACCAGCTTGTCGCGCTTCACTGTCTCGCACACGCGGCGGGTGTGTCCTGTCTCGCAACAATAGCCACATGTCACGTTCTTCATGCGCTCGGCTTTCGCTGTCTTGTTTGTGACCTTCTCGCCTGTCGCGGGATCGATCTTGGTACGCTTCATGTATTGCTTGCGAAACCGATCAGCCTCGCGCATGTACCGATCTGCTGTGTCCTGATCTTCTGTGTCGCGAGCGATCCGCACGTAACGCGCATACTTGTCAAGATAATCCTGTGTGAGTTTGGGACACTTACGCTTGTTGTGTCCTTGGCGGTAGCAGTGTGAGCAGGTAACGGTTCCAGACCAAGACATAATGATTTCTCCTTTCTATACCTATAATATAGCACCGGATGGGGCGCTTGTCAAGGTTTGAGTTGTCAAGCAGTTGTCAAGTGATCTAAGCCACTTTCACCGCACCACTCTTTAGATCCGGGACCGAACAAGGAATGTCCTTGCGTAGTCCATAGCACACGATAACTAACGCCATCACAGCGAGAAGCCTTCTTGTCAATAATCATGCCGATCTGATCGGTCAGAAAATGTTTAACCAAATCACCGACTTGCACTAAGCACCTCCAACAATAGACCAGACTCGATCTTGGGCTTGCGTTCATCTGTCCACATCACCCACACATCGGCAGGCTTTGCCCATCGCTTTTTGCAAGCGCCCAAAACAAGACCAACCGATCCTCTCCACGTTACTAATGTTCCTGTTTTAAGCATATCTCTCCCTTACCCTTATAATATAACACCCATACAGGCAAAGTCAATCAAAGTTGTGTCAGGAGAATGTCAAGAAGTATTTATAATCGACAACCATTTGATAGGCTCCCACGATGACTCAGCATCCTCGATCCAATATACTTGCACGCGATCCGTCTGTAAATGTCCTCTTGGCTTTGTTCGCAAAACAATACCCGTAGTTGGTTCAATAGAACCGGGCATGTGTACCAGATCACCGACTTGCATTGATCACCATTAAGTTTCGATCACTAATGATCTCGGATTTACCATCGGACCATTGAACCAGCCACCAAGCGACAGGAACACTATCCATTCCAGTGTTCTTGACAACGATACCGACAAGGGCCGAAAGGTTAAACATATTGCGCCTGTACTTTACCAGATCACCGACTTGCATTTAATACCTCCAAGTGTTGCCGTTGAAAGCAACACATACGATTGTTGTGTGTCAGTATGACACCCCACAAACCGGACACCTTGAAGAACTCAACAATGATGCCCGTAGCACCATCGCTCACCGTCCGACATTTAACTAAATCACCAACTTTCATATATATAATATAACACAGGGGAATGGGGTTTGCAAGGGTGATCGTGTCAGGAGAATGTCAAGAAGCATTTACTAACTGCATGTATTCGATGGCTACTTTGTTGCCATTGTGAAGTTTAACGAACCTGCCGGTTTCCTTTCTGCCCCACACCTCCACGATGATGCTGTGATTTCTATGGTATCTGTCATATACCAGATCACCGACTTTCATGCTTCCACCTTCATTAGATCATATTCCCACATTCGTTCGCTAATGCCGCCACAAGTCCACCGCACCCTGAATACATCGTTGTCGGCAGTGCTTGTCTTGCCGCTGACCTCTGCCAAGATAATACCAAGCAAGGGATTTTCCGGCTCCACCTCACGCAAATACACAGCTTTCACCAAATCACCGACTTTCATACGCTCACCAAAACTTTAACGTCACTTTCAGCCGCTAAGATATTGCGTGGATGGTTCTGCGGTTTGACATGAACCCCGTCCTTATCAACATCAACAACGACACCCAGCTTTTCGCCGTAGTGCTTTGTTCGCACTCTTACTAAATCTCCAACTTTAGGCATATTTTCTCCTTACTCTATAAATATAAGACCGCGAAGCGGTTACGGCAAGTTTTTTCTTGTCAAGAAGGTGTCAAGGGATCTAACATCTTTAAGAATGAGCGATCCGTGATTCGCCTTTCACCTCCCAATATAAACGCATGGTTTACGATGGTCACGCCATCGGATCGATTGATAATATCTTCACCCAAGTATAACGCAGGTTTGCCCTTCCACTCGCTAAACGTGTGATGTGTGCCTCGCTTGCTCAAAATGTATAACTCACCCACTTTCACTGACTGTCTCCAAGTGTTTGTGGTGGACGTACTTTGTTTGACCGTCAGGCCACAGAACGCCGATAAGCGCCTTCGCTGTGTTGTGGGTTGCCACCACAAGCCTCGGATCGTGCCACAGCCCACGCGCAGATACCACCAAATCACCGACCTTCACTAACCACCTCTAACCAACTCTCGGGTTCCCACTCGACTTTACCGGGCTTCGGAAGCCACATAATGCCGATCTGAACGGACTTGTGCAACTCGCTCGGATGAACATTGACCACAAGACCAACAAGCCCTGTGTCATAGTGCTTCATTCTCACCAGATCGCCGGTTCTAACCCTGCTCACTGACTACCTCCAAAGTACACGTTGAATGGTTTGAATAGTCGGTCCATCGGGTCGTCCACAGTACCTCTACTTCTTCGGGATCTCCGATTTCTTCTGGATCGATACATGTAACGAGTCCCAATGGGCGATCACCGAACTGACCGGCTGAACCCCAAGCTGCGATTGTTACCAGAGCGCCGACTTTCATCGCTCACCTCTAAAGATACGGTCAGCGAATCGCTTGGCGTTGCGAAGGTTGCCCATGTCAGCCATGTCTTTGACCTGATTAGATTCCTCATCGTTCAGATGATTAACAGACTCCTTCATAAACTTGCGAAGCATCTTGATAAACTCAATCTTGCCAAACGATTCTTTGTGGCTTGTGCCGTTGGTCACGTACTTATCGTGCATCAGCCTTGTCATGGTTAGTGCAGCTTGGATGCCCTTCGTGTCCTCGGAGTCTATAACGATTGTCATTTTCATACTTATAATATAACCACTTCGGGGGCATTGTCAATGTTGCGCTTGTCAAGCGGTTGTCAAAAAGGAAAATTTTAGCGGAAAAATCCGCGATCAAAATGGTGGGCTTTGTGGGACTTGAACCCACGACCGACCGGTTATGAGCCGGATGCTCTGACCAACTGAGCTAAAAGCCCTCAAAATGTAAATGGTGGGACCACTGGGACTTGAACCCAGAACCTGCGGGTTAAAAGCCCGATGCTCTACCAGTTGAGCTATGGACCCTAAAACCTGATGCTTCTCTCAATACAAATATCGCCCCACATCGCATCGCCGCGCTGTTCGTTGTCATCCATTTCTTCGCCAATGCGAATAAACTTGTAAAAGTCGGCTGCGTATGTGGTGATTTCCTTTCCTTCGGCATCTTTTTTGCCCGTGGGAAGATCCTCGGAGTCGCACCAGTTCATAAAGTCTTCAATGGCGCTCACGCACTCAAATGAATCATACCACTTGAGCCAGCCCCACTTGAAAAGAAACGATCCCTTTTCTCCATTATAGTCTTTGACTGTGTGATCGGTATCGGCAAAGCACAACTCTCTGGCCTGTGGCGACTTGGCCATTGTGACCATAAACTGTGGCATCACTTCTGGACCCACATACAAAACGACTTCGGAACGATAACCCATTTCTTTCTCCTTTCTATACCTATAATATAACACCGAATGGGTCCAATGGCAACCCTTATCCTGTCAACTAAATGTCAAGAGGTTTTTGATAGTGGAGAGTTCCCAACGAACCATACTTATCAACAAACTTCTTCACCTTGAGTGGTGACTTTGATTGACGACCGGGGTACATTTGTTTTTTCTTATACTCATCAGCAAGATTGTCTGCTGTCCAGCCATCCTTGGTGTATTCATCATCACTCAACAAGGTATCAATCATATCACCAAGAGCGATTGACCACACGTACTCAACTGCACCTTTTTTGTGAACTAAAAATGTCATAAGGATCTGCCGATCATCTTCGGATAGATCGTGATACTTCCACACATCAAACCATTGTTGATTTGCTTGCTTTTTAAGTTCAATCTTTCGTCTTGTAGAGCGATTAACAAAGTCATACAACGATGCGCTAACCCGCTCCCAACCTTCACTCAAAACAGTTAAGAACAGCTTTTCGGAGCCGCCTTTGCCTCCGACATTGATCTTTCCAAGAAGTTTCTTATCCAGCCGCACTGATCACCTCACATTCATCATCGTATCCGTCAACAATCTGACCTTCTTGTGTACGCACAAACACTTTTTCGGGATAGGTGCGGGAATCCTTTTCAACAAGGATTCCGATCACATACCACTCTGCGTTTACCCAAAGTTTTACCAAATCACCAATCTGCATGATTTCTCCTTACACTTATAATATAGCACCCGAGAGTACAACTGTCAACCTCTAAGTTGTCAACTAATCGTCAACGGTATACTTTGCTGGTATGGGTGCCACGCCTCTCGGGATCTCGCCGTTCACAATGCCGCCATGCTTGGCAATCACATTCGTCACCGTTTGCACCGGCACGTATCCGTACACTGTCTGCGTTGGAACATCGGGTTCTTCTGCATATTTCATGATCAGATCCTCTCGCTGGCTCGGAAAACCAACCTCGACATGCGTATACTTCGGTGCATTGTCGATGCGCGGAGTACAATACGCGCCATCGTGAGCCTGCACACTCATGGTAAAACCATCAGCACACACAACCTGTCGGTTTCTATTTGAACCGACTGTGTTAAAAAACTCGTTTGTTAACATTCTTGCTTCCTTTTGTTTCACTTCACAAACTTCAAATCGTTGCGGAGAAAATAGCCTTGATTCCTTGCTCGGTATCCGGCACTTCCCCATCGGCTTGCTGGTCCGTAGTCCTGCATCCAGTTGATGTAATAAAACTGCTTTTCATTCTTGGATGTCCAGCTATGCCCGTAGGGGTTTTCCTCTACTCGCACCACCAACCCCAACAAAGGTTTTTTGTGCTTCCATACTAAATCTCTGACTTTCCACATCGGTTCAGACTGCATGGCATACGCCGACAATGTTACCAAATCACCTGCTTTCATTTATAACCTCCACGCTCTCTCTCATTTCATCATCAAGATAGCACAACTTTTGTGTGGCAAAAAAGAAAATGGTTGCGCCACACCAGCGAATGTCAACATCCGTAACAATCCCATTTCCATAATAATCATCATAAACCAAATCACCGACTTTCATTGATGGCCTCCAAGTTTTCTGCCCTGAATGACACAGGCTGGTTGAGCAAGTGATACCAAGCCCCCGGACGATTTTCGCCTGTTTGACAGACCTCAACCTCTACAACGAGCGTCACGACGCCATTATATTTAATCTTTACCAGATCACCGACTCTCATACACGCACCCTTCCTCGGCATGCCTTCTTGTTCGCTGCCTTCTTGCGATCCTTCATCGCTCCAGCGCGACGAAAGTGCGCGGAGACTGCAATCCAGTTGCGGCGCTTCGGGGTCATGGCTTTTTTCTTCTTCATACATATAATATAGCACCGAAAGCGCCGATGGTCAAGGGTTATGATGTAAAGAGCTTGTCAAGTACATCACATCATCGTTTCTTTCGTTGACCATATACCTGCCCCCGTCACACCAAACAATCCAGATCATATCTCGCCAGCCGCCGCCTTGTCGGTCGTCGTTTATGAAGCCACCGATCACGATGCTCGGATTAGACCAGTCATCATCACCGAACGATTTTGGCTTGAACGATATGAGATCACCGATTCTCACTTAGCACCTTCAAGTTCGCGATCATCGGGTTAGAAATCTCGCCTGTATCCAGGTAGACTATTTTAACGACGTTTAGGTATTCTGGCACTTCGACCACAATAGCTTTCCTAAACTTATTCTTGCACCACTTTTCAATCTCGACCAGATCACCGACTTTCACTTAGCACCTCCACTATCTCGCGCAAGTGTCCAACACGAAACAACGCTGGATTTTGTGTGTTGCCTCGGGTTGCATGCCAGTTGTGAATGTGTACCCACACCGAAGATGATGTACCGTTCCAATGATCGTGACCCTTTGCTATAATAGTACCTATACATCCTTTCTTCTTGAACCTTACAAGATCACCGACCTTCATTGAGAACCCTTATAAAATCACCGTGCATCAATATCTTTTTCCCGTCAAGCATAATGTGATAGAACGCCTGACTCTCCACGGAAACAATGATTGCAGCACCCTTGAATGAGGATGGCTGGTGGTCAACCCACACCAAGTCACCGACTTTCACTGATCACCTCAATGTAGCCAATAGGATACCATTGTTCTTGTCCCATCTCCACAACTTTAACTAACCCCAAGCCGTTTGGGTGATTCTCGCTCCTGTTGACATGCAACACAATGCTGATAAACCCTTCGCCGGGTAGCGGGCGCACGTTGTATGATACTCTGACCAGATCACCGACCTTCATTGACTAACTCCAGATTGTATACATCTTCCCATGTGTACCACGGACCACGCCACATTATCTTATAGTAACAGTCCTCCCATCCTTTAGATTCGCCCTGATGCTGCACGATCAGCCCAACACCTTGAGTATTTTCATCGCCTGTGTCGTGCTTGAGTCTTACAAGTTCACCGACTTTCACTTAGGACCACCAACACTTTCAAAAACTCAAGCGAAACGTCGCCATCAAACCACTGCACTCTGCACACGTTGTCACCGTGATCGATGCGCGTTTCTATGGGTGCAGTTTCTATGATGATGCCGTGGTAGCCATCATCGTGAACATTCCTAACCAAGTCACCTACTTTCATTTATCACCACCAATCTTTGAGTGCCGACCCACCAAGTCTCGCCATCGCTAAACAGCACTTGTGCTGACTCTGTGTTGTGTCCTGTCTTGGACATTTTAACCACCAAACCAAGTTCTGAGCTATACCGATCCATGTCGTCGGTCAGTGCGCTTTCAAACTTTACCAGATCACCGACTTTCATTTTTCAGCCTCACACTTTGCTCCATCATTGGTGCAGCCTCATCATGCCACATAACCATCACATCGTATCCGACACCAAAGGTGCCAACATCAATGACAATACCCCGTGAGCCACGAAAAGATACTAAATCTCCAATCTTCATATATATAATATAGCACCCAAACAGGTGCAAGTCAACTTCTAAGTTGTCAAGTGGTTGTTAAGTGCGTTAAACTTTTCCAGGCTGCCCGCTTGGGCTAACAACTTTTAGACTTGTGCGCGGCCACCATCCGATAGGGTTGTTCTCTGATGACCACAGGATTCTACATTCGATCCCTTTAGTCTCGGTCACCAATCCAACGCAAGAAATGTCGCGTTCCTCATCGTAGAGCGCGACAACCAGATCACCGATGCTTGGCGCTCCGCTATCCTTCATCAATAGGCACCAAGTCTGTGAGTGGAAACGCAATCTTGTTGCCGTTGATCAGCACAACCGCATGCGGCTCGGGATCAACCTTCCCCCAATCGATCTTATTGCCCAATACATCTGTGCGCCAGCACTTCTTTTCAATCAGATCAACAATAAGCCCAGCGCGGAATGATGCTCCGTGCGAGGACGAAAGTTTAACTAAGTCACCTACTTTCATCTGGCTCCTTGTGGCAAACAACAACGGAGTCTTGCAGCTCGGAAAGTTTAACGACATAAAACGTATTGCCCTCCTTGACTTCGCACGGAAATGCAGATACCGGCATGACTGCCATCGCAGGCCCACCGTTAGTTGCTGGATTAAGGTGCAGTTCGACTGTTGCAAACTGACCATCGTGAGAATCTATTGTTCCCACTAAAACAAATGTAGTTAAAACTTTCATCCTTCCACCTGTGTCTGATGTATCTGATATTGTGCATGCTCATTCATATCAAATGAATACTCCCACCAGTCGTTGATAATACCTCGCAGTTGTTTGCTGTCGTACTGCATCAAATCTTCTTCGTAGTTATGAGGCATGTCGGGGCGCATATCTTCAAGTTCATCCTCGTCGAAGGCATCAGTTAAATCCTCTCGCACCGCTCGGATGGCTGTGATCAACGCACCCTTTTCTGTCATGTGTGTGCTTACATAGGTGTCGTGATCATATAAACAAGTCTGTCGTACTACCCAAATGTTCATCATGCTTGAATCTCCACGGGATTTGCGTCAAGGTTATAGCTACGGTCTGCCATTCGATCCCAACTGATTTCGGACCACTCATTAAAAATCTTCCAAAGCTGCTCGCTCG